ACCACCAAGTCCAGCAAGTGAAATCGTTACAGCACCAGTTGAGCCATTAACACTGGTTACAGCATCAGTTGGTGTTAAAAGTTCTTGCCAGTTAGCAAGCGTTGAGTAAGGTGATGCCTTTAAGATAAATGATTTATTTAAGTCGGTTCTAACTGCAACGTCACCTTCCTGTGCGTTTGATAAAGCAAGCATAGCTGTCTGACTTGCAACAACATATGTGTTTGTCATAGCGATTTTTGGAACTACACTATCTGCCAATTTCCCACTTGCATCAAGAATAGGTACATTCCCACTTCCAGTCCCTGTGTTCTTTGTTGATGCAGTTCCTAAGTTGAGTGCAGTTATTTTTGTATCAATTTGATCATCAATTTTAGAAACTCCTGGTATTTTTAAGTAATCTGATTCAGCGAGTGGTACTGATACACTTGCCACTTTGTCTGCTTTTGCTATATATAAATGTTCACCACTAAAATCAACTTGTGGTTCTCCAGCTTTGACAGTTCCTATCGTTCCGGTTAATGGTCCAGTTCCTGCAGTTGCTCTTCTCTTTATTTGAATTGTAGCCATTTAAATTCCTCCTATTTTTTCGTAAACACACTTGTTATATTGTGTGTTGTGTTTCCAGTTGTCAACGTGACAATTCCATCTTGATATACAACACTAAGAGAATAATCACTTGATGCATATCGATATGAAATCGAAGTATTTGATCCTACAAATAAGAACATCTGTTCACCAGGAAATGTGACTACAGTATGATTATTAATTGTCACATAGATAATTGAATCTCTTAGTTCAACTGAACTTGTACCAGAAAAACGATAAGTACCAGCCGTTACTAGAGTCAATGTTCTTCTCTTTGGTAAATAACGGCTTAATATTTCATCGTCAAGATCATCCACTTTGGTTCTGTCATTACTGATAAGTTTTCTTGAATAGCTCGTTAAAGTAACTGATGTTGTCGTCTTTGTATAAGCACATAAGGCAATTTCATATAGTCCATCTGTTGTTAGAAGATTAGTTACTGTTAATGATGGGTAGCTTCCAGTTTGTTCTTTTAAATATAAACTGATTGAGTTGTCAGAAGTATTAACACCCAAGACAACATATCCATATTTGCTTGAATCTGGTGTTACTCCAATCGTTGTCTGATTTTCAAGATAGATGATTCTTCCATACACTGAAGCATAACCATCACTAAATGTAATGGTATTATTGGCTAATGTATAGCCGCATTCACTTTTTAATCCTTTTAAAATTCCAACATCACTTGAAAATAGAAAATGATATAAATCGGAATCCATCTTTGATGTGACATTACCACCTTCAAATGTTATTTTCTGTAATCCCATCAGAACTCACCTCCATCGATATCTGTATTGGTAATTGTGATATTACTTGTTGAACCACTACTTGTATTTTTACTGAGCAGTTGAATTTTTTCTGTTAGCTTCACACGATATTCTCCTAACGTAATCAGTGCATAATTGAGTGAATCTTTAAATGTGATTCCAGTAATCACTGATTCATATGTTTTCCCTTTATGAATAAAAGAGACATAATCACCAAGATGAATATTATTAAATAAGATAAATACCTTGTTTTTCATGTCAATTGTAAATGTGATATTGTGATCAAGTTTAGATGTTACCATATTACTTCTTGCTTTGGTTTCTAATGTTTCATAATCATTATCGGTATAGATATAACTCTTAGCCATGACACTTGTGTATCTATTATCTGATGTACCATCTTCTGTGATTTCTCCAGTTGTTAGTAAATAATATGTCTTGATTGATAGATAGATTTGATTATCGCTTCTTGGATAATAAACGATTTTATTGACAAGTTGACTGTTTGAATCATTGGTTTCTACATTCAAGATAGATGAAAAATCACTCTTAATGACCATGCCTTGATTCACACTAACAATTCTAAAGATAATACCTGTAATTCGACCTCGAAGATATGTAACATCAGTGTTAAAGCTGATGCCATATCCTTTTGAAACAAGTTCAAAAATCTTTGACATATTGATGATGTTATCTGTTTCAAAACTAAGACTTCCTGATATACTTGTTTCTTTGCTTACAGTCAAATAGGATAGGTTCTGTTTTTGATCTGAATTGTTCTTGAAATAGTCAGTGATAATTTGATAAAGGTAATCTGCAAGGTCACCAGTAAAACTTGTTGCTGGTATATCTAAATTAAAAATCTCCCTGATATCGAGAGACTTTATGTTCGTAGTATAATCATCATTTAGTTCGATACTTTCCAAGATTCCTATATATGAATAGACTTCATTTTTAAGAACAACAATATCTCCAATGTTACAGTTAATGTTTGTTTTATTAACTTTGAATGTTGATCTTTTAATAAGTACCATATCAAGAGCGAGTTCAAACTGGTTACTGACGTATGCGTTATCTCTATACTGCAGTGTACTACGATCTAGAAATAATAGTTTCATATCCTATATACCTAAATAACCTTCTAGTATGGTTACTCTACAAATCGATTCTGTAGCGACGCCTGGTTTGAATTCAATTTCATAATCCCCATGATCAAGGAAGATAAAATTGTCTTCTTCAAAGTCTTGTAAACCATATATGTCAGTAACAACGCCTGATTCATCCATCACCATTTCTTGTTTGCTTGGAATAGAGTTGATGGTAATGGTTATATCGTCTGCAGTTAAATACAAGCGTAATACAGATACCACTTCTCCATTCTTCTTTATCAGTACTTCTGGATCAAGAACACTACCTATCATTTCAATCACAATCGGTGCATCATTTAATCCTTCATTTCTTATAAATACTTTTCCCTCATAAGAACTTGAATAATAATATGGATAAGCGTAAGGATAAACTTTCCCACTGGATGATCCATTAGCGATAATCTCATACGATTTTTCTTTCAACCACAGTGATAACTTCTTAAAGACAATATTACTTTGAATCGTACTTGCAACTAATTCTGCTTTTGATAAGCTAGCAATATCAACATAACAGTAAGCACTAAAAGCATCATTTTGATAATGAAGTTTATACTCTTTATTACTTTTACTGATAAAATCCACGAAAGACTTATATCCTTGATATCCATTTAGAAAGATTAATGTTTCTGAAATCTCCGATAGTGGAATATTATATTCTGAACGAGAATAGAAACGGCTATATTCTAAGTACTTCAAATCTAGTGAAAAGCCTAGCCCACTCACCTGAGAGATAAGTGTTTGATTTTTATGATTAAAGTAATAGATATCGCCGTATTCATTTTCTAGATAAAATTGTCTGATCATATCACGCTACCTCCTAATGCCTTATTGATGGAATCTACATCAAAGGTTGGTGATGTTGTATTTATCGTGATGTTGTTTGTATTGCTTGTTGATGTATTAGAGTTTGAATTATTGACTGTGCTAGATCCTTTTAAGTTAAATGTATCAGCAAAGAAATCACCAATTCCACCAAAGAACCCACTCACTTTATCAGCAGCATTAGACGCAAAATTACTAATACCATCAGTTACTTTGTTTGCAATGTTTGAAATTCCTTCAGTTACGTTTGAAAAAGTATCTTTAACTTTACCACCAAAATCACCAATCTTTGAAGGTAGGTCTCCAATCCACTCGAATATTTTTTGGATAAATTCTACAATCTTCTGTACTACTTTGAGCACTGGTTCTAGTACTGTTTTAAGTACATTGATTGCTGGAACTAATATTGCATTTAATACTTCACCTACAACGGTAATCAAGGGTGCTAAAGCTTCTAAAATACCAGCGAACATTTGAATTTGTGTGATGAGTGGCATGAGAATAACATCAAGTATTGGAACTAAAAGATCAACTAACATAACAACCAAATCGATGATTACATCTAGGATTGGTTGTAAGGCAGTCATTAAACTATCGACAATCGCTAAGATAGGTGGAAGTAACTGCATGAACGTTTCCATGAGTCTTCCAAGTAATGCTTTGAATTCTTCACTTTGAAATAGTGCCATTGCTAAAATGGCAATCAATGCACCAATTCCTAATGTAGCTGCATTAATTCCAACACCTGCAAATATTCCAGAAGTTCCCACAGCTTTAAGTGCCATTGATCCAGCATTGAGGAGTGGTCCAACTTTACCAACAACAGATAACACTGGCCCTATTGCAGCTACAAGTCCAGTTAAAGTTGCAATGATTTTCTTGGTTCCTGAATCCATGTTATCCCACTTATCAATCCAGTCTTTTAATGTAGGGATTACATTATCTCTTACTTTAATAATCAACTCCTGGATAACTGGTAATAGCGTACTTGCTAAGTCAACACCCAAACTAGACACTGCTTGTTTCGTACGATCTAGTGCATCAGTAAACTCTCCTGCTTGTGAGGCTTGTTCATTCGTAACAATACCAAGCTCTCTTGCTTCTTCTCGAAGTCCATTTATAGCTTCTGTTTCACTTGACAAAATCGGTAATACTTCAGTACCTATTTTCTCACCGAAGAACTCATTAGCCACACCAACACGTACTGATTCATCCGCTACATTTCCTAAAGCATTTCTAATTAGTTCGAATGCTTCATCAGCATTTTTCCCTTTCAAGTCATCAATCGTCAGACCAATAAGTGCCAAATTATCAGCAACCTTATCGCCATTACCAGTAGCAATATCTCCAAGGATTCCATTTACCTTCATGAAAGCTTTAGACATGGATTCTGTTGAAGTACCCATAATGGTTGCGACATGATTCCATTCTTGAAACTGTTCAGCCGATAAACCTAGTTTTTGAGCAGTATCGCCAATCTCATCTGCAGTATAAGCAGTCTTTATAGAAAAGGCTGTTAAAGCAGAAACGGCACCTAAAATAGGTACCGTTACACTTTTCGTTAATGTTGAACCAAGTTTACCTATCTTTTCGAAGTTAGCATTACTCAATTGTTTGATTTTATCTGATGTTTTTTCTAACTGTCCATTCATCTTTGCTATTTCAGCTTCGGTGTATTGGACATTTCGTTTTAGTTTATTAAATTCCTCTTGACTCATATCACCAACTTGAACAGCTTTTTTAGCGTGCTCGAGTTCCTGATTCTGTGTTTCAAGTTTCTTTTTTGTTTGGACTAATATATCGTTTAGTTTGGACTGTTTTTGTTTCCATAAATCTAAATTTGTACTATCATAACGAAGGTTTGTATTAATCGCACGTAAATCTTTATTTTGCTCTTTTAAATCTTTCTTGATTCCATTTAATTCATTTTCTAAATCCTTACCATCAAGGGTTAGTTTAATATTTAATCCTTTAACAGTCTCTGCCATTAATGCTTACCTCCTATAATAAGAATTTATCTATATCTTTTTGCGTAGCTCTTTTGATGGATTGTTTCCCATTAATCACATTCAACTCAAGTTCTACTATTTCAAAATAAGTATCTAGATCGAAAGTTTTCGTATCTTCAACTGAAATACCCAAGTGTGCGAGATTGAAGATGATATTAGCAGTTACATTTACTTCGTCATTTCTTTGTTGGTGGCTTGGGTGTGGATCCTTTTTGAAACGTTCCGAGCATTTCACCAATCGTATTCGTCAGATTTTCAAGTTCGTTTTGATTACTTAAAATAGAAAAATCCAACGACATCAAAAAGTCGTTGTATGATTGTTTACTGAAAGGTCGATGTAACACATAGATGATTCGGAAGATTGTATCAATAACTGTTGATAAATCATCCTCTTTTTTGATGTTTGACTTTTCTAGTTTCTTGATATCGCTAAATAGTTCAGTTGAGAACACATTACGATAGTCAATAATTGTAAATAACGATGAATGAAGGCGATAATCCTTATCACCAAGTTTAAGTGTTTTTTCCATGTTAGATTATCTCCTTAAATAAACGTTGGTAGTGCTGGTGCTGTAGTTAGGAATGCTGCATAGTTCGTATCTCCCACACCCGCTATGACTCTTAAAATTAGATTGTTTCCAGATTCAATAGGTCTAGCTGTAATGTTCAATGTAATTGAATTTGCTTCAATAGAATCAGCTTTTGATTTACTTGCATCTCCTGAAGGTGTCGCTGTACATAAGAAATACCATATACGTCTTGCTTTGATATCTCCTTGAATTTCATATCCTAACGCAAATGTCTTTGTTTCGCCATTTACTACCTCTACAAGATTTCCATTTGTATCCTCTAAAACTCCAAAGATGTCTTTTTTAAACACATCATCAATCTCAGTGAATTTTAAGGTAACTGTTGTTCCCGAGTTAGACACTAGAGTTGCGATCACCTTATCATCAGCATACACTTGTGTGCTTCCACCGATGGCTTCGGTTGTAATCTCCTGTGCACCTTCTAAACGTTTAGGTGTAGCAAAGGTCCAACTACCATCTTCTGCTTGAGTTGCGAGTGCATAGTGTACGTTTGTTAAACCAAATGTGACTTTATTACTCATTTAAAATACCTCCTGTTTGATTTCATATACTCTGTTAACTGAACTGTCTTCATTGACAAATTCAGATAATAATTCAAATTCATATCCCATAAAATATAGGGATGCTTCTAACTGTTCTTCTAATCCTAAGTTCTTCTTTTCAGTGATCAAACTGACTTGAAATGTAGCTACCTTTGCAACAACTCTATCATCAGCATACACAATTGAACGATTACTAAGTTCTTGGTAGATGATATAATTTGTATCATTTTCTAGCCCTTCTCTTGTTCCATATGACACTTTACCTGGTAAAACAGAATTGAGTGTGTCATATAAAGCTTCTAGTTTCTCTTGCATTAATCATCACCTTTTTCAATAATTGATTTTATATCTTGTAGCATTTTAGGAGTAAGCAAATCAAACGCTGGACGCATAAATGGTCTAGGTCCTACATACTTACCACTACGGTGTGTAAAACCGAATTCTAGTAAATGTGTCAGTTTTCCTTTTTCATTTGAGAAGATAACAATCGTCTTGTTGATTCCATTACCTTGAGGTTCTGCAACGAATGAATCTGCAAATGGTTTGGAACCACCACTTCTTGGTGCATGAGTACTGATATACTTCACGATTTCCAGAGCAGTTTCATCAAGTCGTCTTTCAAGTTTTCCAATTATCTCTTCAGCATACTCTTCTACTATTTCAGATATAGCTACTCCAAGTTCATCAAGCGTAATCAATGATGTCACTCTTTCTAATCTTAGTTTTACTCAAGTAGAGTTCAATGAACTGCCCGATTTGATACGTTCGTTCAATCTTATAGATGTATCCTGCAATGTCTGCATATTTGCTACCATCGTACAAGAAACTTTGAATTTTAAGTGCTACATCGATTCTTATATCTGATCGTTTACTTTCATAGTATTCATTCGATGTGATGCTGAAGTTTATACCTATTACTTCCTTCGAGTTTATAAGTTGGTATGTTGAAGAACCAATAGAATTTTGAACCAAATCCATGGTTAGCAATTTTAATGATATATTAGGTGAATTAGGATACATTTTCTGAAACTCCTTGTGTTAGTGCAATCTGTCCAACCAACATATCAAATGTCTTCGGTAGTTCTTTTGCACTCCCATCATTCTTAAAGCCAAAAAACGTCTTCACATAAATTATAATCACTGTACTAACCATTGGATTTGATTCATCATTTATATAAGAAGGATCAATCCCACAACTTGTTAGGTATGCTTTGCAACTACCAATGTGAGTGTTCAACTCGTCATCAGCAAATGATTCTGATAAAGGTATGAGTAGTGCCTTTTTTACAATGTCTAGTATCGCCATGAGATCAATCCTTTCTTAAACTTTTAAATTGCTTCAGCTATTAAGCTGCAGCTTTCTTTTTAATACGTAGGAATCCGTTGTAACCGACTACGTTACCACCCGTAAATACTGATGCTTTATAGCTGATGATTCCATCTTTGAATTTGTAATCAGTTGATTTTCCAATTTCAACTGGTGAGAACACAGGCACTTCATAGTTTTTAAGTGCACCATAAGCGATACCGTACTCTCCAGCTACTGTATTACTATCAGCGATGGCTTTACAATGGGAGTTGATGATATAAGGGATACCATCGATAGTTTTATTAACATAGTCGATTGTATGTACTTTACGACCTTCTTGAGTTTTAAGTCCAGCAAATGCACGTAAATCATTCTTATTCAAGATAAGAACTGCTCCACCTTCGACTTCTTCATCCCCACCATAGGCAAAGACAATGTCATCCAAAGTTGAATCAGTAATTGCTTCAATCTCTAGTGCTGCTTTATCAGCAAGTGCTACTGCTGCATCACTAAAGATTCCTGTGAATGTATTCGTTGTTCCTGCACCACGTAAGATTTGTTCACTGATTTTCTTTTTAAGTGAAATGTTGATGTTACGTAATACTTCTGCTTGATAAGGAATAGCAGGTAGTTTTTCAAGTTCCTCTGTGATTTCTGTATAAGCAGTAATCTTCACTTTGGAAATTGTCAAATAACCAAATGCTGGCTCAGTTTCACTATAAGGTTGTCCTTCAAGTGTCGTTCCAGCAATACCATTGTTTTTAACAAATGATTTCTTGTACGTTTCTCCACCGTTTAGGTTGATAACATTAACTCGATCAACAAGAGTTGACACTTGAGCAAATGGTACTGGTGCTAATCCTGAAGCTGTATGATCAGGTAGTAAGATTTCTTCACTTGATACTTGAATCACACGACTTTCACGCAAACTTGCTGCACGTTGTTCTAGTTTTTCTTTATCAATTTTTGTTCTGTTGTCGATAACAATCGGTTTGATTTCTGTTTTACTAGCAATCGCCATTTTCTTATCAATAACACTTCGTTCTTCCTGAAGCTCAGTCGTTTCAGTTTCGAATGCTTCAAGAGTTGTAATATCTGTTTCATTATCTACAAGACCTCTGATTTCAGTCAGCCTTGATTCGATTTCTTTTCGTCTTAATTCTAAGTTCATGATTGTTTTCTCCTTTTAGATTTGAGTTTTAATTTTAATGCGTTTTTTGATAATTCTTGATTGTTCCTCTTGCTCTACTAACTCCATAGCCTTTAGTTCTAACTCCATAGATTCTAAAGAACGAGCATATATACTAGTTGCATCATATGCCGGAGTATCCACAACCGACACATCATACAAACGTTCTATCTTAGTAATAGTTCTCTTTGGAACTCTACCTTCACGATTCCATACTTGTTCATCGACCGTAAAAGCAAAACTCATTTTATCCAACAAACCACTTCTTACCATTTTGTAGATGTCTTGATTGGTGTTTGTGTCTAATAATTCAGCACGCACTTTCAAACCGATACTATCTACAGTAAGAGATAGGGATTGATTCTTGGTTCTAGCGATAATTAAAAAGGAGTCCATATGATTGTATTTCATCGGAACATCCTTCATCTTCGTTTCTGATAGTGCTCTTGAATCGATTTCTTCTAAGAAACCATATTCTTCATCACCAATTAATGTTTCATTGTTGAAGACCAATGCATAGCCTTCTAATATCATCTTGTCGTCTTCTTCATGAAGCGTGACATCAGCTAATCTAGTTTCCTTTATCATCTTTACGAGTCTCTACTTTCTTTGGTTTTGGTGTTACTTGTTTTTGATATTCATATTCAAGCTCAGAGTCTTTATAGAAAAGTGACTCGAGTTTTTCCTTTTTACAATAATCATCGATGATGACTGTCTTTTTCTTTTGTGTTTCTAAGATGACCTTAAGTGCATCTTCTGATATCTTTCCATTAACTGTTATTTTCATCTTTAGGTTCCTCCGTTCCTACTTGATATTGATTCGCTTTATCGGCATCGACAAAGTTTAATGATTGAAGTCGTTTGTTTCCACCTTCGATAGGTTCTAATCCAAGTAATGCTCTTGATTCGTTAAGTGACATAATTCCAAGACTCATAAGTTTCTCAATTGCAGTTACTTTGGTATTCCATGAAGCATACTGTAATCTTTCGCTGTAAAAGATGATTTCTTCTCCACGCTCAAGTTGATTGTCCGTAAGTAATCCTAAAGAAAAAGCCTCGCTTAACTGAATAGCAAGAGGCTCTATCGTTGACTCATAGAATGAGTTGTACTCATCTTCTGTGTACTTGTTTGTAAAGATTGGAACTGACACTCCAAAGTAATCAAGAATCTTCGCCTGTAAGAATTCAAGTGTATCCTTATCAATCAGTTTAGGATCAACTTCTAAAGGGATATATTCCGACTTCAAATCTATCGGTATAATTGAACTACCTTTGAGACTCACCGATTCTGATAGTGCAGCATCGAATAATTCACGTTGCTTCTTCTTATCGGTTTCTGATAACATTCCATTCATCTTCAAAATACCTTTTATCTGCATGGATGATTTCACAGCATTATCGATTCCTTGAAGCAAGCTGTCATTAATGGATATGGTTTTGAGTATTGCTTCATGATCACCTGTCGATCCTGTGCCACCAAAGATATCGTTTTGTCCGAAATGCCGTCTTAAATGAATGATGTTATCGTATGGTAATATATATGATTCACCGTTATCAAATAAAAACTTGATGAAATAAGTGTCTGAACTATCCACTATCATTTCAACCGTGATTGGTCTAAGTGGATAAATACCCTTTAGTTCACCTGTATCCTTATCGAACTTCGGATAAACAAATGCATTATCATTCAGCAAGAGTAATGTGATTGTCTTATAGATAAAGTCGTAAGGTGTCATGATCTCATTTGGTTTATACTTCAAAAGAAAAGACAGCTTCCCTTTTTTCTCGGTTACTGTCTTATCATTTTCGGTTTTAATAAATCTAGGTTTGAGTTTTGCACATTGGCTTGCGACTCGATCTATACATATTTTAACAACATCACTCTTTGAAATGTTTGTACCAAATGGTGTGTAAAATGTATTTAAATTACTGATTAACTGGAGTGCATCAAATGATCCAGTCTTTTTTCTTCTCTTAAATAAGGCCATGTGCACCTCCTATATCATGTTCTCGTAATCTGTCTTGAATCTATTTAAAACAACATATGCAATGATTAATGCAACTGTTCCATCTATTCGTTTGTACTTAGAGTTTAGTTTTGATGGTTGGATATTTCCATTCAAGTCAACCTTCGCTTGGGTGTTAGCTAAACACCATTTCAAGATGGGATTGTTGTTATAGTTCACAACATTGTTTTTTAGGTCAGCTTCTAGGATTTTCATTGGTTCTGATAATGAATAAATACCTTGTCTTACCTTTTCCATATTGAACCCTAAATCTTCCATTTCTTTTATCCAATATTGAGAATTCCAGGGGTCATACCCTACCCAAAGAGG